ATAGTTTCAATCCGAAACGTTTAGTTCCATCAAACACAACATCTACTGTAGGATTACTAAAGTTAACAGTAACAAGTGATTTTACTGTTCCATAATAATCAGAAATATCACCAGGAACAACAGCACCGTTTACAACTATGTTTGGTGTGCCTGAAGATACAACATTCTTTACTGTAAACAATTTACCGTTTCCATTGAACTGTGATCCTATTTGAAGAGTATTGCTACCAGTAACAGTGATCTCACCAGAAGCAAGAAAAGCACCACCAACATTATTCAAAGTAGCATCGTTTATTGCATCGATAGTTGCTGTTGCAAAAAACTCATTTGCGATAGGAGAATTCCAGTAAGTAGAAGTAGAACAAACAGAAAATCCTAAAGACTGTGAAGGAGTAATGTAACGATTAAAGAATGTAAGTTTATCAGAAACTATCATATCCTGTAAAGTAATTTCCGCAATTGTTGAATTATAAAGATTTCCAGCAGGAGTATTATTCTGAATATATCCTTCAGGATATGATCCAGTAAGAGCAACACCAGCATTCAATACAGAAGTATTCATAGGACGAACAGCATAAGCTGTCTGAGCATATTGTAAAAAGTTCCAGCAGTTAAACCAATCTAGATAATTATAAGTAGTTGGAATATCAAAAGCAGTAGTAAGATCAGATTCGTTTGTAATAGCAAGCAGTTTATTACTTGGACCGTTCTCAGCAGTAATAATAAATCCTGTTAATGAAGATTGAGGTTCAGCAGTATATCCTGATTGATCAATTTCAAATGTCTGAACAGCAGGACTTAGAGAAAAAGTTCCATAATTTATAGAAGCCATTTATTGTTTCTCCTTATAGTATAGGTTTTATTTTATTTATAAAAATCCTAAACTTTTATGTTAAACTATACTATGTTTTTATTTTTATAAATATAAAATGTAGTTTATTTAATTTGAGTGATAGTCCAAAAGTCATCAGCTAAATCACTGTTAGTTAAATATGCATATGGTAATGTAAAATATCCTTTCATTCCCCAATCCAATCCCCAGGAATTTCTCATAATGAATCTTTGTGAATGATCATCATATCCAACACACATAACAGCATGACCACCTATAGTACATTCATGAGGAGAAGGAAGATTGACTATTCCAGTTAAAGAAACATAATCTGATTCGAAACTATCATAAACAGTTATACCACATACTACTGGAAAATTTTGTGCTAAAGCAGATTTTATATTAATAATATTTGTATTGTCTACAGCTTTATAAGCAATAGCAGTAAAAGCAGTAGCAGCTTTATAAGCAGCATCGTCAGGTCTGACATCAAATTGTTGTATATCATAAGGCCAAAGAGTTTCAGGACATACTCCAAGCGAGTTAAGAGTTTTAATTCCATCTCTAAGTTCAGCACCAGCATCTTGACTAGTAGTTCTTTCTATAACTCTTTCATTATAATAAATGAAAAGACGAGAAGGAGTAACAGTTTGCAAACCTTGTTTGATCATATCAAACTCTACGGCAGCAGCAAGAGCATTTGCTGTACAACTTCCAAGAGTTAACTGATTATATACTGGAGGACAAGAAGGTGTTAAATCCACAGATACCGGCAATGCTTGTGGAGCTATCAACATTGTAAATTTATGATCTCTAAAATCAGGTTTTTGAGGTCGCCAGCCTCCAATGAAACTATGAATTAAATTTTCCATAATAAAATCTCCTTTGTATTATTTATCAAACATCCACATAAATTCTTTCATTGATTCTTTTACTCTTTCAATTTCTTCCAAAACAGCATCACCACAAAAATCAGGATTGATCATTGCACCTGTTCCATCGTTATCTTTATTCTCTTGAAATGTTTTTATAACAAAATCTGCTGGTACAATTCCATCCACAGATTGTTTATCATTGATAAAATATAAAGAAACAATCAATGCCATAACAGTATCATCTAAATGACCTGAATCTCCTCCGTAAGACTTTTTCTTTTTGGTGAAGGTAGTGAGTTGATTAATAGTATCAGAGTCCTTTAGAATCAAATGTTGGCCCTCTATAAGCATTTTTAAGTTCGAACATCCTAAACGTTTTGTCTTAGCTGTAGTTTTTATTCCTGGTAGATTTGATTTCTGTCCATAGTAAACATTCTCATATTCAAAATCGTCTACAATTAAATTAGCAATTTCTAATCCAGTTGAGTTTGCTTCAATGAACATATAAGCATCGTTATAATATTTTCCTAACTGAACAGCGATTTCTGGTATTTCAAAATAAGTAATACCTTCTTTGATATGACAAGTCGCAACTTGAATATAAGGAGTAGATGTTATATCTAAAACTTGAAGAGCTATTGCATCTCCTACAGTTTCTTCCATCATTTCTGATGAATCTAATCCTAAACTATAGATGTGACCAGGAACAGGATTATCATATATTTTTATGAATGGTAAGTATCTTGAATCTACTTTCAATCCCATTGGATATATTGGAGAAAATTGTGTGATTGTATTCAATATATGAGATTCTATTAAGGTTCTTGAAGAACCTAAGAAGTCGTTTCCAAACTCAGAAGCAAAATCTCTTTCAGAAGTATTGGCAATTGTTTCTTCTTTCCATTTTATATCTCTACCAGGAACTTCCCACCAATCAACTCGATATGGAACAAACTTATTTCCTTTACCAGCAATATCATCTTTACCATTGATAGCATCAGTCCAGAATTTATAAAACTGATTCAATCCGTTTGGAGTACTTACAATTATAATTTTAGATTCAGTAGAAGAAGAAATAGTAGGATATACAGAAGAATAAAACTTAGACCATTGTTTAGGAAACACAAATCCCATCTCGTCAAGAATCAAAACATTAATTGCCTTAGAACGAATAGCAGAAGATGAAGTAGCAGATGCGATAATAACACATTCATTTTCTAATTCAATTGATCGTTCATTCCATTTCTTAACACCTTGTTGAAGAAACTTAGGCAATAATTCATACGCCATTTTTATCTTAGCAAGGATGCCAACAGAAGTATCTAACTTATTTGCAAGGATCGCAACTCTCTTTGCTTCATTGAAAAGAATATACCATAGACAAAATATTTCATATGAAGTAGACTTGCCACACTGACGAGAAGCCAGAACAATATTGAAACGATTATTAATGAAGTTGTTAATTATATTGTCTTGATAGAATCTTGTCTTTACCTTTATGATACCTTCATCAAGAGATGTTATGTGATAGTATGTCTGAGCAAAATATTTCCAGTTATTTTTACACTTTATCATTTCTTCTACATGTTCTTTAGTATATTCTAAAACACACTTACATGGTTTCAGATTACTATTACCCGAATAAGAAATAGGTTTTCCTTTTATATCAAATTCAAAATCTGTTATCATCAATCATTCCTTATTCTTCTTCATTTTTACTATCAGTAAAATGAATAAAATCTGCTATCATTATTACAATATTATTAGGGCATTTAACATATCTTTCGTCTCTAAGATCATAGAAATTGTATGTTGCTTTCATCCATTCTTTATAGTTAACAACTTTGTTTCCAAATCCTAATCTTTGTATTCCTTCTATTATATCATCAATTCTTGAAGAATCATAAGAGATGATTAATATTTCCTCTATACTAAAATTGCTGATAAGAATTTCATTATAAATATACTGTTGACATTTTAATACTTTTTCTCTAAATTGTTCTTTAAATAACTCCTTCTGATCTATAACAATATCTCTACAGAAAAAATAAAACTTGTGTTGAATATTAGCAAAAAATGCTTTGATGAATCGTTTAAGATTATTATCTCTTGTTATATAATGTAGATTTACCAATGCATAATACGATTCATAAAACTCGTTTCTTCGACATGCCGATATTTCTGTTTCATATTTTTCTGGAACGTTGTTAAAAAATTCTTCAAACAATCCATTTAAAAAATCATGTTTAGAGTCATAATAACCTGGAATTTCATCTCCTAAATTTGATCCTCTCAATCCTTTTTCATCAGGTACTGACATGATATCAGAAGTATTACCTATAACTAGACTACCATAAAGTTTACAAATAACATCATACCGTCTTACATCTTCTTTATAATTTCCAGAAAATATTCGTTCTGCAATAGAATAGGGATCGTTTACTTTAGTAAAAGAACTTACAGTTTTTCTGGTATGTTGAATAGCTTTTATTTGCTTTAGCCCGTTCATAGTAGTACCATGAAAACTTTTTATCTTTATATCTCCTAATATATTTCGAACCATTTCAGGAGTTACAAGAATATATGAACCGCTAGTTATAATATGATCTATATAATTTTTCTTCCATGATACATCCCATTTATCTATCGGTGCTTCTTGTAAATAAGATTTGAATGATAACATATAAGTTCCTTAAATAAAAAAAGAGGATTAGATTTCTCTGTCCTCTTTATTTATAATCTAAGTTGTAGTTGTATTTACTGTGTAATAGTTTTGATCACAACACCTGTTACACCAACTGGAAACGAAAAAACATAAACTATATTACTTGGAGCACTTTCCATTGATTGTGCATTTACATTAGTAACATAGAAGCACCAAGCATCTGTACTAAGTAATCCTGAAACTGTTGCTCCTGTACCATTAGCAACAGCAAAACCAGCAGCACCCTGAGTAGCAGTTGTACCAGTATATGGTGCAGTAGGAGAAGCAGCAGGACATGTAACAGATGCTGGAGTTGTACCAACAGCAGGAACTATAGTTCCTTGTTCGTAATAAACTTTCTGTCCAGTAGTAGTACTATCTGTTGATAAAGCCCATCCTAATACTACAGTAGTTGCATTTGCAAATGTAGGAATAGTTAACATAATTATCAAACTCAATATAGATAAAATCTTTTTCATATATCCTCCTTAAGGATTGGTTATAGTTATAGTTATTGTAGTTGAAGTTATTGCTGTCGGTAATACTGGTATAGTTACTATTGTACTTAGTGGACCTATTATTAATGGAAGTGTTGCAGTCTTAGCATAATATCCAGCAATAGCAATACTATAAGATTTTATAGCTGACATATTTGTTAATGTTATAGTATTAGTAGTAACTGCTATAGGTGAACTTCCCTGTGTAATACCTGTTCCTTTTAATGGAGCAGTTGGTTGTGTATCATAATACACATAATAACCAGTAGGTTTAACAGGCAAAGCATTCCAAGTAACTACTGCTGTATATGCATTAGCTATCGAAGAACAAAATAATATACAACCTATTATTAAAAGTTTTAATTTCATTCCAATTCTTTAACAGGCTTCCATTCCCAATAGTTTGCTCCTAATGTTGGTTCGGGAATTAGAGTACAAAAATATTCTCTTCCCATAGGACCGATAAGTTTAAATCCTTTTCTGATATTAGAACAAGGAAGATAATCAAACATATCTACTGCAATACCACTTCCATCCATCAATCGTAGATCAATAGTTTTTGTTCCATCTATTACAGGAATTTCTGTGGAAGTATCAGTTGCTGAAGAAGCTCCAGCAAATCCAAGTATCAATATTAGTGAGAGTAGGGGTAATAAGTTTTTCATTTTGTTTCTCCTTTCTTATTTAACTATCCGGCGGATCATCACAATCAGGAGGTTGTTTGTTTAATTTTTGTGCAGTTAATACTCCACCTAAAGTTCCTAATGCAGTTGATGATACAGTAACACATGCCACAGCTACTGTAATATCTTTTTGATGAAATACACAAATAGCACCAACTATTAATCCAAGTGCTCCAAGTAAAATTACTCCACATACTGCAATTACCTGGAAATGTTTTTGTGTGTTTTTCATATCACTATTCCCCTGCGTTATTAAGCATATCAGATACCGCAAGGAGTACATCGTCCAGATGTAGGCACTCTTTCAGGTTCGGACAGAGGTCATTCGGTCTGATGAGTGCTATTTTCCCATTGCAGAAATCATTACCTGCCTGTGCATCGTAAAGAATACCGATAATCGGCGTTCCGTAAGTCGGGAGCAGAACGACCTTATCCCCATTTTTTGCTTCTCTTCCATTTTTATAATGCATAATTATGTTATCCTTTTTTGGTTATTCAAACATAGGAATACTTGTATTAGCAAAGTTTACAAGAGCAGTTGTTCCAAAATCTACTATGAACATTTTAAAGAAATCTGAATTTCCTGCATTCTCCAGATTCCAAGGATCATCAGGATTGACATTACCCAAATCTTGTGGGTGACGAATCATTGCATATCTTTGTAAGAACAACATATTCTCTGTAAAGTATGTAGGATCAGGAGCAACATGAAGAGTAGTTGTATATGGACAATAAATGATTCCAGAGTCTCCATCATTGTTATTGCTACCTAAATATCCAACCATAATATAATGTTCGTTTACATCGGCATATAGATCACAATACAATGGATATATTCCAAGATGTCCTACTAGATAAGGATTGTTTTGATTGAACTGTGCTTGTGTATGGAACGCATTGATCTGTAAGAACGATACGGTAATAGGATCAGCCATAATAAAGATCGATCTATTTCTTTTTGTATCTCTTACAATTTGTTCAGCAGCAAGATAAATATTAGCAATCAAATCATTTGTTACATCCTGTAAAGAACCATTAATTATACCAGAAGATACTTGAAGATTAAGTGGAACACTAGTTGTTATTTCTGAAATGAATTTCATATAAGAAATTACTTCTTTGTCTATTTCCTGGCGTATTTCAGAGGCCATTGATTCAGCAGCAAGAGCAACACCTTGTTCTTTATAGATATGAAGAATGTCTTGAAGCTGTTCTCTGGAGAATCTAGATTTAATTTTTCTAGCTCCAGTAGTTGCATTGATAGTTCTAGTTTCAAAACCCAAGAATCTATCAGAAGTATTTGAATCTGTCAAGTAAGGAATACCAACAAAAGCTCCATTATCTCCATAAGGAGCACCAGTATATCCTCTAAAGATTTTATTGATAGCTGCTCGGTTCCAAGTACCATATGTTATAGTATAATTAGTACTGTTAGTAGTATCGTCAAAGACATCCCCTTTAGTAGGAACGTGTGCTCCAGTTTCCATAGACAAAAGAATCTTATAATAAGTTACTCCATTAGATGCTTTGAACTGTTCATAATATCTTACTGTATATGTTGCTCCGTATCCTGTCCATACATCATTAAGAGCAAATCCTCCAGTAGTTGTAGTAACCAAGAAAGAGTTGTACATATGAGTATTTTCTAGAGCAGAGTTATCATAACCAGTATAGAGACTATACAAAGCACCAACCTTTGCCATAGGAGCAGACAGTGGTTGTATATCTGCAATCTCTGCAACAAAAGAATCAGGATATATTTTCTTTATCAATGGAAGAATAAGTTGTGCAAATTCACCACCAACAGTTGAAGTATCATTTGCAGAATCATCTTCTAGCAAAAGGCATTGATCTTTAAATGCTCTGTTTAATCTAGTCTCGATGAGAGCCTGTTTTATTTTGTTCATATTATTAACTCCTAAAAGGTTTTCTTTTATTTATAAGTTTTTTAAAATAGACTTTCTATATTGAATATGATATTATAAAAAGTAAAAGGAAAATTTATGAAACTTATAGAATTACATTCTAAAAAATATCCTGGTTATAAAGCTATTGTAGATGATGAAGATTATGAAGAAATATCAAAATATACTTGTTGTTTAAAAATAGACCCTAAAAATAATATTCCATATGCTTTAATAATTTTCGGTAAAAGACCTACCAGAAAACATATTAGAATGCATAGATTTATTATGAAATTACATGAGTATAATATTGAAAAGAAGCTTATAGATCATGAAGATCATAATGGACTAAACAACCAAAAATATAATCTAAGAATCTGCACATATATGGATAACAATGCAAATGCAAGGAAAACTAAAAACAATACTACATCACAATTTAAAGGAGTTTCCTGGCACAAACTTAATAACAAATGGATTGCTCATGTTCAATTTAATAGAAAATTAATTCATCTTGGATATTTTTTTGATGAAAAAGAAGCTGCTTTGGCATATAACAAAAAAGCAACCGAACTATTTGGTGAGTTTGCTTTTTTGAATATTATAATTTAAGCTATTTTACATCGGATTAAAGCATCTTCATCAAAACTATATATGGCTGCTAATCTGTGGTATCCATCTCCTATAATTACTTTTCCATTTACACTATCTTTTACCAATAGCAATGGAGCAAGAGATTTACCGTTTTTAATTTTCTTCTGGTCTTTCTTGACATGTGAATTACTAACTCCTAATAAAGATAATTCAGAAGCTCTAAATATATCTTTGGCTTTAAATTCAACTACTGGCAAATTTCGTAGATTCCAAACGATATCTTTTACTTTTGCAGCATCATAAATTAAAGAAAGATAAGATTCCGCAGCAGGGTAGTCATGCTCTTCCGGTTCATCTAACCATTTTATTTTCATATTAATCTCCTCTTATTATTTATAGCTTGACATTTTTTTATATATGTGGTATCTTTATTTATAAGAATGGGAAAGTTATTGACATTAACGCAACATAACGCTGACCTATCGGCAATTCGGGGAGAAAGGTAATAATATGTATAAAATTTTTATCATGGCAATAATGTTGATCGTAATTGCAACGGTAGCAATAGCATCTCCTGTGTCAGATAATGAGAAGGGCAAACAGGTTCTTATTTCTATAAACGGTATTCCTGAACCTATCTATTTTGACAACTATGCAGCATGTGAATCTGCATTGAAACAGATGGAACCTCCTTCTGATTGTGGAACATGTATTCCTGGTAATGGTAAAATATGTCCACTCACTTGTGTTAATCCTATCAATACTAATCGATTTTGTACACCAACATCAATCCCTGTTAAAGATATGTTGTTCATCGATTAATATTAATGCTTATACATATAAAAATCCCATTCAATGTTAAAGTTGAATGGGATTTTTTTATTTAACTTCAATTATCTTTGCAGAAGTTTCATTTATGAACTTGAGTAATTGATCGCCAGAACCTACAAAGATGTTGTTCTCGTTATGTTGAACAACCGGAACTCCACCTGTATTTACAGTAGGAGCAACCACTGCTTGCTTTCTAGACTTCTCGATGACAGCTATATCTTTATAACAATCCATAAGCAGTTTGATATTACTTCCCAATGCTGTTTGTAATTGAGCAAGTGCCATGATCTGTCCTGCTTTGATTTCATCGAATCCTATATTAGAAGCACTCTCCAAGATTCGTTGACCAGCAAGAACAACTTTAATGATATTGTTTCTCACCAAAGTAAAATC